TTAGACGTTTTATAGACGAACAAAATTTTGATAAGGTTGTTGTTATGTGGGATGGAGATAATAATTCATCCGCCCGAAAACTTATTTACCCCCAATATAAAGAAAAACGTAGTAGTAGAGACAACGAGTATAAGTTAGATTCTTTCACTGAGCAGAAAGAAAGAATCAAACAATACTTGGAGGATTGCTATATAAGACAAATCAACGTAGATAATAATGAGGCGGACGATTTGATTGCTTATTATTGTCAAATCTCGGAAAACGAACAAAAAACTATATTCTCGGGTGATAAAGACCTTACTCAACTAATTTCTGACAAGGTATCAGTATTTTACCCAAGAACCAAACAGACTTACCACGTTGGGAGTAAAATCAAATGTGAATTTTACGAATTTCCACATGAAAACATCAGAACTTATAAAATTTTATCAGGAGATAAATCGGATAATATTGATGGTATTTCAGGGTTGGGAGAAAAGACTTTAATTAAGTTTTTTCCTGAGCTACTTGAAAAACCCGTTTCAATTACCGATATTTTAGAAAAGGCGGAAACATTATTAAAGGAGAACAAGAATAATAAAACATTACAAAATTTATTATCCGGTAAAAGTAAAAGTGGATTTAATGGTGAAGAATTTTTCATTATTAACGAAAAAATTATAAATTTGTCAAATCCATTAATTACTGATGACGCTAAAGAACTTGTTGAACTTTATTATAGAGAAACTTTAGACCCTGATGGTAGGGGACATAGAGGTCTTATTAAGATGATGATGGAGGATGGGTTTTTTAAGTATCTACCGAAAGGAGATGATGCTTGGGTTAATTTTGTTAGACCCTTTATGAAACTAACAAGAAAAGAAAAAAGAAATTATAAAAACAATTAATTAAAACTATGAAAGACCAAGAATCGGTAAAATTAGAATTCTTAATGATGGTAAATGATAACATCATTGTACAAAGATTTTTTAACGTGAGAGAGTTCAACAATGAGGCGAAATATTCGTTAGAACTTTATGAATTACTTCGTGAATTTAAAGACGATATTCAAACACAATTATCATTGAAAACCGTAACATATATGACAGACAATATGTACGAAATTGTGAACAATCCTGCTATTTTGGAAACGTCTTATACTGACGGTCCGGAGTACTTTAACATCTTCATCAAACAAAATGATGTGACAATTTGTCATAGACAGGTGGATGCTAAAGTATACCCTCCAAAGATAAGATATACTGTGGATGTACGCCCACACCTAAAAAACTTGTTGATGAACTTAACTGACATTTTTTCATCAAAAGATTTAACCAAAAAATATTTAGAAGTTAACCTAAGTGTATAGTATTTATTAATACACTAAAAGAAAAAATATGGCGTCAAACAAAAATTTCGAGTATCTGGGGAGTACCTTTCAGATACAATTATTAAACCAAATCATTATCGACAAAGACTTCTCAAGGTCTATTATAGATGTGATTGAAACAAGTTATTTTGAGAATAAATACTTCAAATTAATCATTCAAATGATTAAAGAATATTACACAAAATACGAACACACACCAACCTTTGACACATTAGAACAAATTACAAAATCTGAGATACAACAACCTCTAGCGGCTAAAATCATTATTGATACCCTTACAAAAGTTAAGGAGTCCACGCTTGAAGGTGCTGAATTTGTACAAGAAAAATCGATGAAGTTCTGTAAGCAACAGGAGTTACAGAAAGTAATGGTTAAAGCTCAAAAAATCATCGACACCGGTGAATTTGAGAGTTATGACACATTAGAGGAAATGGTTAGTAAGGCATTACAAGTTGGGGAACACGATAAGGGAACGGAAAGTGTTTTTAGTAACTTAGATGATGTTCTAAACGAAGATTATCGTCATCCGATACCGATGGGTATTCCGGGTATAGATAGACTCTTAAAAGGGGGGTTGGCTAAGGGTGAAATCGGTGTTATTTTAGCACCAACAGGGGTAGGTAAATCTACCTTACTTACAAAAATTGCAAATCACGCATTTAATTTGGGGTATAACGTTTTACAAATATTCTTTGAGGATAACCCAAAGATTATCCAACGTAAACACATTACATTATGGACAAAGATTCATCCGGATGAATTGTCGATAAAAAAAGAAGAGGTTATGATTAAAGTTCAAGAAATTAAGGAGAAAATGCCTAATGAATTGATACTTAAAAAATTACCCTCTGATACAATAACAATGATGCAGATTAAGAATCAAATCAGAAAAATGATTTCAGAAGGAATCAAAATTGATATGGTATTGTTAGACTACATTGATTGTGTGGTTCCGGATAAAAACTTGGGGGATGAATGGAAATCTGAAGGGTCTGTGATGAGAGGTTTTGAATCTATGTGTCACGAACTTGATTTGGTAGGATGGACAGCAACTCAGGGTAATAGAAGTTCAATATCGTCAGATGTTGTAACAACCGACCAAATGGGTGGTTCTATCAAGAAAGCTCAGGTTGGACACGTAATTATTTCCGTGGCTAAATCTCTACAACAAAAAGAAATGAAATTGGCGACGATAGCAATAACTAAATCCCGTATTGGTGATGATGGTGTTGTATTTGAGAATTGTAAATTTGATAATGGTATGTTGGAGATTGATACTGAAAGTTCGGTAACATTCTTAGGTTTAGAAGAACAAACCGAAGAAAGAAATAGACAGAGAATCAAGGACTTGTTAGACAAGAGAAAAGAAAAAAACCAACAACAAAATAATTAATATGAAAGAAAAAATATTAGAACCAAACAATGACAGATTCGTTATCTTCCCAATAGAACATAACGACATTTGGGAATATTACAAACAACACCAAGCAGCGTTTTGGACAGCTGAAGAAGTGGATTTATCTAACGATATTAGAGATTGGGAAAACCTATCTGATAACGAAAGATTTTTCCTTAAAAATGTATTAGCGTTTTTCGCAGCGTCTGATGGTATTGTAAATGAAAACTTGGCGGAGAATTTCTTAAAAGAAGTTCAGTATGCTGAAGCAAAATTCTTCTACGGATTCCAAATTATGATGGAGAACATTCACTCGTTAATGTACTCATTATTGATTGATACTTATGTATCTGATGAGACAGAGAAAGACGAATGTTTCCACGCAATTGATAGATTACCAGCGGTTCAAAAGAAAGCTAAATGGGCTCTTGATTGGATTGAGAACGCTTCTTTCCAAGAAAGATTAGTTGCGTTCGCGGCGGTTGAAGGAATTTTCTTCTCAGGGTCGTTCTGTTCTATTTTTTGGATGAAATCAAGAGGAATTATGCAGGGATTATGTAACGCTAATAGTCTTATTTTCAAAGATGAGAATTTACACTGTGATTTTGCAATTCATTTGATTAACAATCACGTTGAAAACAAACCAACGGAGAAAAGAATTAAAGAAATCTTATTATCAGCGTTAGAGATTGAAAAAGAGTTTATTACTGAATCATTACCTGTATCTTTAATTGGTATGAATTCAAACTTGATGAAACAATATCTTGAATTCGTAACTGACGGACTACTAGTTAAGTTTGGATGTAAGAAACATTTTAATGTTGAACAACCATTCAAATTTATGGAACAAATTGCTGTTGAAACAAAAGGTAACTTTTTTGAATCAAGAACTATGGAGTACCAAAAAGCTAAGTTAGGAGAGTCATTAACATTCACAGAGGATTTTTAATATGATGTCACTAAAAATAAGAAAAAGAGGGGGAGATGAGGTTTCCTTTAACCCCCAAAAAATATACAACAGAGTAAAGAGAGCAGCCAAAGGGTTGAACGTAAATGCTGATGAGGTATTCATTAAAGTAATCACTTCGGTTCCAACTGAAGGTGTTATTACCACTAAAGAGTTAGATAAATTGGTTTACGAGATTGCTGCGGCTTATACCGGTAGTCATCACGATTACTCAAGACTAGCGTCATCTGTGGCAATATCTGCGTATCACAAAGAGACTGATGAAAGTTTCTGTAATACTATGAAACGTTTACACGAGGATGGAGTTATTAACGATATCTTAATCGATACAATTAACGAATATGGTTGGGGTGATATTGATTCTGTAATAAATCACGAGAATGATTACAATTTTGATTATTTTGCGTGGAAATCATTACAGGAAATGTATTTGTTGAAAACACCTAAAGGTGTTGTAGTTGAAAGACCACAACATATGTATATGAGAGTTGCTTTATGGGTGACTAAATCATTTGAAGAGGCGGTTGAATACTATAATTCGTTATCGAATCAACTTATCTCTCCGGCAACACCAATTATGATTAATGCAGGTACCAAAACACCTCAACTAGCGTCTTGTGTATTGAAGTACAATAACGGAGATTCAAGACAAGGTTTGTTGGATACATTTAATGACATTTCAACCTATTCGTCAGATGCGGCTGGAATTGGTTTATGTATGTCTAACATTCGTAGTAAAGAGAGTCGTATTAACTCATCAGGAGGATTTGCGGGTGGTTTATTGAAATACCTAAAGATTGTTAATGAAGGGTTAAGATTCTTTAATCAACAAGGTAGAAGACCGGGAAGTGCAGCTATCTATATTGAACCTTGGCATAAAGACATTATTGATTTACTTGAAATCAAAAAGAATACGGGGGCAGAAGAATTGAGAGCTAAAGATTTATTTACCTCAATTTGGTTACCGGACAACTTTATGAACGCAGTTAAGAACAATGATGATTGGTATTTGTTCTGTCCTAACGACATTATCAAAGCGGGTATCAAACCATTACAAGAAGCTTACGGTGATGAGTATGAATCAAATTACAACAAAGCGGTTGAACTTGGTTTAGGTAAGAAAGTGAAAGCACAAACAATTTGGAATAAGATTATTGAATCTCAGGTTGAAACCGGAGTTCCTTACTTATGTTCTAAAGATAGTGCCAACAGAAAGACAAACCATCAAAACATTGGAGTGATTAAACAATCTAACCTATGTAATGAGATTTACCAATTCACCGATGAGAATACCACAGCAATCTGTACGTTATCATCTATGGTATTGAAGAACTTCATCATAAAAGGAGAGTTTGATTTCAAATTACTTTATAGTGAAGTTAGAAAGGTTGTTAGAGCACTTAACAAAGTTGTTGACATCAATAGTTATTCAACTGAACAAGGAAGAAAAGGTGGGTTGGAACAAAGAGCGATTGCCATTGGAACACAAGGTCTTGCTGATGTATTCTTCTTAATGGATTATATCTTTACAACTGAAGAAGCGAAGAAACTTAATAAAGAGATTTTTGAAACAATCTACTTCGCAGCAATCACCGAAAGTATGAACCTATGTAAAACAGGTGAATACAAACCATACGACTTCTTTAATGGGTCACCAATGTCAAAAGGTATATTCCAATTTGATATGTGGGGGTTAGATTACGAAGGATTAGGAAGAATGTGGGATTGGGACTCACTTAAGTTAGAAGTATCCAATCACGGGGTTTGTAACTCGTTATTCACAGCTCAGATGCCAGTAGCATCTTCTGCTAAGATTACAGGTTCATTTGAAATGACAGAACCAGCTCACTCAGCATTATTTAATCGTCGTGTAGTTGGGGGTGAAATCTTAATAGTTAACAAATACTTAATTAACGATTTTGAAAAGTTAGGTGTTTGGTGTGAGGATTTGAAGAATGAAATCATTATGAATGAAGGGTCTGTTCAAAATATTAACTTTAATCACTATTTGGACCCGGAAGATAAGAATTACAATAAGAAGGTAAAACGAATTGAACATTTGATTCCAAAATATAGAACGATTTGGGAAATATCACAAAGAGAACTTATTGATATGGCGGCAGACAGAGCACCATTCATAGACCAATCACAATCGATGAATATCTATATGTCTGAACCAACATTATCAAAGATTTCATCATCTCACTTCCATTCTTGGGGTAAAGGATTGAAAACTCTTTGTTATTATGTTAGAACAAAAGCGATATCTACCGGAGCAAAACACTTGGCGGTTGACATTACAAAAATTCAACAACCAAAGACAGTTGAGAAACCAACAGTTGATTTGACTACAAAACCAACAGATACTGAATTTGAGTGTTTTGGATGTGGTTCTTAATTAAAATAAAATAATTATAACATTAATCACGACTTCGGTCGTGATTTTTTATTTTACTCTATTTATAAGAAATAATTATGACACTATATTTATAGATATGGCAGATGGAAAAACATATGGTATTAATTTCCCTTTTAGGGATTCTTATGATGGGAAGTATTTAGACCTTTCTACAGACAGTACTCAAGAAACAAGAACGGATTTAATACATTTATTATTAACTAGAAAAGGAAGTAGATATTTTTTACCCGATTTTGGAACAAGACTATATGAATTTATTTTTGAACCATTAGATGGTCCAACCTTTTCAGATATTGATGCGGAAATTAGAGATGCTGTTGAAGAATATATACCGGGAATAACAATAAAAAATATAAGTATCACCGCAGCGTCTGATGGTGAAGAAGATAAAGGTACTTATGTTGACCAATACGATACTCGTGTTTTTAGAGTACCGGGTATTGGAACTAAAGAACATACTGCGAAAGTTAAAATAGATTATCAAATAAATAATGACGTGTTTAACGCTAGTGATTTTGTAATCCTAAATATTTAAAGAATATGGCTAATAAAAAAATATCGTATACTACGAGAGACTTCCAATCAATTAGAACTGAATTAATAAACTTCACTAGAACTTATTACCCAGAGTTAGTTGATAACTTTAATGATGCGAGTGTATTCTCAGTATTATTAGATTTAAATGCTGCGGTTACGGATAACCTTCAATTTAATATTGATAGAAGTATTCAGGAAACTGTATTACAATATGCACAACAAAGGTCTTCAGTTTTTAATATTGCCAAGACTTATGGATTAAAAGTTCCGGGTCAAAGACCATCAGTTGCTTTGGTTGATTTTTCAATAACAGTACCCGCTTTTGGTGATAAAGAAGATTTAAGATATTGTGGTATACTACGTAGAGGTTCTCAAGTAAGCGGTGCAGGTCAAGTATTTGAAACGGTTTATGATATTGATTTTTCATCGCCTTCAAATGCTGAAGGATTCCCTAATAGATTAAAAATACCAAATTTTGATTCAAATAATAAATTATTAAATTATACAATTACTAAACGAGAAACTGTTGTTAATGGAATTACCAAAGTTTTTAAAAGAGTTATTACAGCAAATGATGTAAAACCATTTTTTGAATTATTTTTACCTGAAAAAACTGTTTTAGGTGTAACTAGTGTATTATTAAAAGACGGTACTCAATATGCGAATGTCCCATCAAACCAAGAATTTTTAGGTGTTGATAACAGATGGTTAGAAGTACAAGCCTTGGCTCAAGATAGAGTTTTTATTGAAGACCCAACAAAAGTTTCTGATAATCCCGGTATTAAAGTTGGTAGATATGTAACTACCGCAACTAAATTTATAACAGAATTTACTCCGGAAGGTTTTTTTAAAATGACTTTTGGTGGTGGAACACAATCTGCGGATGAACAATTACGAGAATTTGCTCGAGACGGAAAACCTTTAAATTTATATAAATATTCAAATAACTTTGCGTTAGGTAGTACTTTAAAACCTAATACTACTTTATTTGTTCAGTATAGAATTGGTGGTGGTTCAGGAACTAATTTAGGTGTTGGTGTTATAACTCAAATAGGTACAGTTTCATTTTTTGTAAATGGTCC